GAGATTTTAAGAAGAAAGATGCGGCTGCGGTAAAGCAAGCAATCAAGACGCTCGTCATGACAACCTTCTTGAGAAACCATTTGACCCGTTCTTCGGTGGAGACATACGGGGTCAACTCTTTGAGTTAGCGGATAGAGGTGGTTCTTCTATTCTGAGAGACAATATTATAGACAACATTGAGGCATATGAACCAAGAGCAGAAGTCTTAGATGTCGTGGTAGATTTATACCCAGACAATCATGTTCTCAATGTCACAGTAAAATTTAAGGTAGTAAACACAGAAGAGCAAGTTGAATTTACAACTAGACTTTCAAGGTTGAGATAAGATGGCAACAACAATAAAATCAACAGCACTAGATTTTACGGCAATCAAGAATAATCTGAAAACATTTCTTGCCGATAAACCTGAGTTTGCTGACTATAACTTCGAGGCATCGGGTCTTTCGAATATCCTAGATGTTCTCGCATACAACACACATTACAACGCACTGACCGCAAACTTTGCGTTGAACGAATCATTTCTGGGAACTGCACAACTGCGTAGTTCTCTTGTCTCCCTTGCAGAGGGTATCGGATACATTCCAGACTCTAAGACATCTTCGAAAGCCATCGTGAATTTGTCAATGAACCTGAGTGGTGTATCTCCTCGCCCAACCACAATCCAAATCGCATCTGGTTTCAAGTTCAATGCAACGGTTGATGACACAGATTATGTTTTCCAAACACAGGTAGACCTCACCGCGACAGACGATGGCGCGGGTGTCTATGAATTCAAAACCTCGACAGGTTCGGAAGATATCGATATCTTCGAGGGAACTGCAAGAGTGAAAACATTCCTCGCAAGTAAGTCGGAAGAGAATGCAGTGTATGTGATTCCTGATGAACTTCTTGATATCGAGACTGCTGTGGTTCGTGTATACGAATCACCTTCGTCTTCCAGTTTTGTCACATACACAAACCTGACCGATGCAACAACAATCAATTCTAACTCAACACTGTATATTCTAAAAGAAACTCCAAACGGACTGTTTGAGTTGTCTTTCGGTAACGGTGCAACACTGGGGACTGCTCCTGCCGAAGGTAGTAAAGTCACAGTCGATTATCTGGCAGTGAACGGTTCTGATGCAGATACCGCAAATGTTTTTGAACCACAAAGTCAGGTGACTGTCGATGGAACGGGATATGATGTCACTGTATCCACCGTTGCAAAATCTGTGGGTGGTGGTGACAAAGAGACTGTTGAGTCGATTCGTCAGAATGCACCATTCCAGTATGCATCACAGAACAGAATGGTCACGGCTGTGGATTACTCGGCATTGGTTCTCAAAAACTTCTCAACACTTATCAAAGACATCAAGTCCTTTGGTGGAGAAGATGCTCTTGAACCAGAGTATGGAACAATCTTTATGTCTGTATTGTTCAATGATAATGTTGGTGCTGCAACCGAAACATCTACTAAACAGGCAATCGTTGACCTTGCAGAACAACTGTCTGTTGCGTCATTTAGTCTGAAGTTCTCTGACCCTATCAAGACTTTTGTTGAGACAGAAGTGTTCTTCCAGTTCAATCAGAACTTGACTACACTGTCACGCAACACGGTCACTGATAATATCAAAACTGTAGTGCGCGATTACTTCACTAACAACACAGGTAAATTTGACCAGTCATTCAGACGTTCAAACCTTTTGACACTGATTGATGCAAACAGTCCTGCGATTCTTTCCTCTCGTATGAATGTTAAGATGCAACGTAGATTTACGCCGACCCTCACTGCGATTCAGGCACACACTCTGCGTTATGCTGCTGCACTTGCCTCACCAGATGATGCGAATTACATTATTCAATCGTCTGGGTTCAAGTTCAGAAATAAAAACTGCATTCTGAGAAACAAATTAAGTTCTAACAAACTCGAAGTCTTCAACCTTGATGACTCAGAAATTATCGTGGACAATGTAGGTGACTACACTGGAGACACTGTTAAGATTGTCGGACTACAAATCGATGAAATCACTGGGTCTAGTTCATTTATCAAACTGAACGCAACACCAGCCAACCAGAGTGTGTTGACACCATTTAGACAAGATGTTGTCGAACATGATGAAAGTCGTTCCTTTGTTCGTATCGTAGATGTTGAGCCTGGAGTTACCAACTAATGGGACATAAGCAAGACGATACTCTGAAAGACCTGAACAGGAGAGAGATTGCCTTTCCTGAAAGTGCTATTGAAAAGGTTTTACCTGAGTTCTTTCGCACAGAGTATCCGAAACTTATCACACTCCTTGATGAGTATTACCACTACGAAGATGATGAGTCATCTCCGACCAGATTGGTCAATGAACTATTCTATAGCAGGGACATCACACAGACTGACTTAGAACTCCTATCCTATATCGAAGACGAACTTCTGTTGGGTCAATCATACTTTGAGGGGTTCTCAGACAAACGTGCTGCTGCGAAATATTCTAACACATTGTATCGTTCAAAGGGAACAAAGTATTCAATTCAACAGTTCTTTAGAACATTCTTTTCGGTTGACCCAGAGATTGTTTATACCAAAGAACAAATCTTTAATATCGGCGACTCTGGTTCACAGATTGGATTTGAATCCAGAAAGTTTCTGACCGATAACAAATTGTATCAGAAGTTCGCTATTCTGATTAAATCAGACATCGCATTTAATGAGTGGAGAGAACCATATAAGTTGTTCGTTCACCCTGCGGGTATGTTCATTGGTTCGGAAGTGCAGATTGTCAGTAATGTTACAGACACTATCACTGCACCAAATGTTGTAATTCAACCACCTCCACCAATCTCAATTAACTCTGAAGCATCGTTTGGTGACACATCTACGACAGACTTGACCGCATTGATTGATGACTTTGCTACCGACTCCGCTGGTATCCTAAGTAGAATTAATCCAGAGATTAGACTGGAAGATTTCTCTATTCTTGAGATTGGTCAAATCAATGCTCAGTATAGTGACCTTCGTGAAGCACAAATCGCATCGTCACCAACTATGGATGACTCTGATGCAGCCACGGACTCCGCAGGAACAGGATTTACAGGTATGGATATGTCGAACAACTTTGCTTTCGAGACATTCGACCAAGACAGACATGTCTTCTACAGTAGTGATTCCGACCAATATTTGTTAAATCTTGGTCATCTTAGTTGATAAAAGTCTTATAAATAGAAGAAACATTTAGGATTTAGAAATGACAAGACAGATTATTAATAGAGGCACAACAGCAAATGACGGGACGGGTGATACCCTCCGCACGGCTGCCCAGAAGATTAATGAGAACTTCTCGGAACTCTATACTATCGTTGGTAGTGATTCGGGTGCGAGTCAGGTTTCATTTGACTCAGACGGTATCCTGTTTGAGGGTGCAACTGCCGATGATTTTGAAGTAAAATTAAAACTGGACGGTGACCCATCTGCGGATGTGGTTGTGAATATTCCTGTTGCTGGCACGACTGGTGACAACTTTGTTTTGACAACAACAACCCAAACACTGACCAATAAGACCCTGACAAGTCCTGTCATTACGACACCACAAATCAATGATACAAGTGCAGACCACCAGTATGTATTTGCTGTGAGTGAACTTGCCGCAGACCGAAATGTAACATTACCACTTCTGACAGGTGATGATACTTTTGTGTTCGCGAACCACACACAGACGCTTACGAACAAAACCATTGACGGTTTGACCGTAAGCAATCCAAACCTGACTGGTCTTGCAAATGGTTCTCTCTTACTCGATAGTTCTGATAACGAGTATATCACATTCACCAATGTTGCAAGTGCGGTAAATAACATCGGTATTACCACGGCTGCGACTGGTAATCATCCTTCTATCTCTGCGGTTGGTGATGACGCACATGTCAATCTCGAACTCACTGGTAAAGGTAATGGTGGTGTAAGTTTCGAGAGTAAACTAATTCTAGAAAAAGCAACGGATGTAACAACATCTACCGCAATTAATCTAAACGAACCACTGACGGTCTTCAACTCTGGTTCACTTATCTCACCAACGATTGCTGATGGAACGGCACAGGGTGAGTGGCATTCATTTATTAATGTGGGTGCTGGTGAATCGAGACTGACACCATCTGGTGCGTCAACAAATATTTTAGGTGTGGATTCTGGTGGTGGTTTTATTGCCTTTAGTGAAGGTGATGGTTGCCAGTTGATTTGGAACACCTCAGTAAGTAAATGGGTAATTGTAGCCAACAATGGAACTACAACAGGATAATAGAAAATGGCAGTTATTACTAATCCACTAAAACAACAAGTTATTCAGTCTCTTCTGACTGATTTCGCAGATTCATCGAATAACTATTATATCGGTATTGGTCGTTCCGAAGACTGGAATGACTCTGACACTGCGCGAACAGCAATCAACGCTCAATGGGAAGAGAGAGGTTTCCGCAACGGTCTCCAATCAGTCAAGAAAATTATTGACTCGACCTTTGTTGTCCCTCGTTATAACTGGTCTTCGGGTGCTGTCTATTCTGCCTATGATGACAAACAAGTCGGTTATCCTACTCAAACCTATTATGTCATGAACGATGAGAACCAAGTATACATTTGTCTGCAACAATCTAAAGACGCTGCTGGTAATGCGGTAGTATCGACTATCCAACCATCAGGTAATACGACAGGTGCAGCATTCTCAACTGCGGATGGTTACATCTGGAAGTTCTTGTATTCTATCAGTGCGGGTGATGCAACGAAATATATTGCTGCTAACTTCCTGCCTATCAAACTTCAGGGTTCAACCGACTCATCATCTTCTGCTTCTGATGTTGAACAGTTGGCTGTTCAGAATGCTGCGGTTGATGGTCAGATTACGGGTTATGTGGTTGACTCAGGTGGTCTTGGGTATACATCAAACCCAACACTTACCATTGTGGGTGACGGAACAAACGCAAAAGCATCTGCAACTATCTCAGGTAGTGCCGTTGTCAAGGTTGAAGTCCTCGACAGTTCTG